ACTTGCAGACCTATGCTCTTGCTAGTTCTGTGAGTAATGTGACAAATGAAAGTAAGGCCACTATGTTTACTAGTGCTGCTCTGACAGGAACACCTACCGCTCCAACCGCCTCAACAGGCACAAATACTACTCAAATAGCGACTACTGCCTTTGTAAAAAACGAGATAGACGCTCTGAAGGCACTGCTATATGCCTATGACCAATCTTAAAGATTATAAATAGTGGCACTATAAATCTTTTATTGGGAGTTCTAACATGGCTTTGTCAACAAGACAGGAACTCATCGACTATTGTTTAAGACGATTGGGCGAACCCGTCATCGAAGTCAATATTGATGATGATCAAGTTTCAGATCGCATTGACGATGCCCTTCAACATTGGAATGAGTATCATTTCGATGGAACAGAAAGAACATACGTTAAACATAAATTAACTGGTTCTACTCTGACCCTTACTGGCAGTGCAACATTTACGGCAGGGGAAACTATTGAGGGCGGAACATCAGGCGCAAAAGCAACAGTACATAGTAGTAGTTCTGGAACCTCTGTGGTTTACGAAAAAACTAAAACTGCTGCTCCCTTTGAAGCGGGTGAAACAATTACTGGTGCTGATTCTGGAACCACCGCTACAATCAGTAGTATTTCAAAGGGTGATATCGAAAACGGATACATCACAGTCAGTAATAACATTCTGAACATTGTAAGAGTCTTTAAATTTGGTGCTATTGTCGGTTCCAAATCTGACGGACTGTTTGATGTTGACTATCAGTTTGCGTTGAATGATTTGTATAATCTTCTGAGTGCAGATATTACTTATTACTCTATGACTAAGACTCACATGTCTACTCTTGAACAGTTGTTTAGAAATGAGAGAGCAATTAGGTGGAATAGAAAAACAAACAAATTACACATCGACACCGATCTCTCAGAAACTTATGATATTGATGACTATATTGTTGCTGAGGCCTATGCGATACTCGACCCCGCAACATATAGTGAAGTCTATGATGATATGTTTTTGAAAAGATATGCTACTGCATTGATTAAAAGACAGTGGGGAGAAAATTTGAAAAAGTTTTCTGGTATTCAAATGCCAGGCGGCGTCACCTTGAATGGTGATCAGATTTATCAGGAGGCGGTTGCAGAAATACAACAGATAGAAGAAGAGATGCAAATCAGGTATGAACTGCCCCCAACTTTGATGGTAGGATAATTCAGTGGCAACTAATGTTTACTTTCAGTCAGGAAATACAGCAGGAAGGTCTTCAGAACAAAGTTTAGTAGAAGACTTAGTGCTTGAGTCAATCCGTATTTACGGACATGACGTATTCTATATTCCCAGACAAATTGTCAACAGGGATTCTCTGTTTGATGAGGATGCTCTGTCTGAATTTAAGCAAGCCTATCCAGTAGAAATGTATTTAGAAAATGTGGATGGATACGAAGGCGAAGGTGATTTATTCACTCGTTTCGGTATTGAAATACGGGATAGTGCTACTTTTGTTTTATCTAAAAGACGGTGGGATGATCTAGTATCTACTAATCCAGGCCCGTTTCAACTAGATGCTCGACCTGCCGAGGGCGACCTACTTTACTTTGAAAAGACGAGATCACTTTTTCAAATCAAACTGGTAGAGTTTCAAAATCCATTCTATCAACTTGGTAAAATCTATGTCTTTAAACTACAGGTTGAATTGTTTGACTATAGTTCTGAAAATATTGAGACAGGAATCACCGACCTTGATGCGATTGAAACTAATCAAAGCGTTAATGTATTTGAGTTCCAATTCCAGCTGGAGAATGGCGACTTGCTCAAACTAGAAAATAGTGATACTCTAATTCTTGAGAACTTCTCTTCACAGAGAGCTCTGGCAAATACAGACAATTCTGATTTTGACACACTGAACGATCTGGATAACATACTAGATTTCACAGAGTCAAATCCATTTGGTGAAATCTGATGTTTAAGAATCAATATTTTTATCACAAACATATTAAGAAGGCAATAATTGTTTTCGGATCAGTCTTCAATAATATTTCTATTGAGAGAAAAAATTCTTCTGGAACAACTGTCCAGACTTTGCGAGTTCCACTAGCATACTCACCAAAAGAAAAATTTCTCAGCAGAATAAGAGCCATTCCTGACATAGAAAGTCGGGGTGAGGTTGCGATAACTTTACCTCGCATGGGATTTGAAATTACTGGGATTAACTTTGATCCGGCTAGAAAACTTTCTCCTGTTCAAAAAAATGTGAAGTCTGGTTCTGATGGTTCTAATAATTTCAGTAGAACTTTTGTATCGACTCCATACGATATGACTGTCGGACTCTATGTGTTTGCAAAAAACCAAGAGGATGCTCTACAAGTTGTAGAACAAATCATGCCTTACTTCAACCCAGATTTTAGTGTCACTATCAATGATTTGCCTGAACTTGATATAAAGAGAGACATTAAGATTACAATGGATAGTGTTACATTTGAAGATGACTACGATGGTGACTATGCTTCTCGTAGGAGTATTATTTGGACAATGAATTTTACCATGAAACTAAACTTCTACGGTAGTGTTGGTGATCAGGGGTACATCACAAAGGTTATTTCGCAGGCATTTGAAAACTTAGGCCCAGATACTACTGGGCCAAAGATTACACAAACAGTGGAAGTGGGAACTACATTGCCCACCGCGACTGCGACAATATCCAGCGGTTCTGTCAATGCTATAAATATAACATACGGTGGTGCTGGATATACTTCTGCGCCGAACATAACATTAACAGGTAATGCAAGAGCTCACGCTGAGATTACAGATGGGGTGGTAACAAATATTGTTATTGATGACGCGGGCAGTGGATATAGTTCTGCGCCGACAGTGACATTTGAGAACCCACCAAACTTTGAGGCGAATCCAGATAAAGATGATCCTCATAGATTTATTGAAGAATTTGATCAGAGTTTTGAATAATGACTACTCGCAATAAAGTGTTCGATGCACTAGATAAAACCTTTCAAACTCAAATGACTGAGACTAAGAAGGTAAACCCCCCAGCAGTGCAGGGAGAAAACAACGTAGAAGATGACTTTCAGAAGGCGAGAGATACGCTAGAGAAAGCAATGTCATATAGTGAACAGGCCGCCGAAGGAATACTTAACGTGGCAATGAACAGTGATAATCCCAGAGCTTATGAAGTAGCAGGTCAAATTATTAAGACTATGGGAGAACAAGCAAAAGATGTGATGGATGTCCAAATACAAAAACAAAAGTTGGACACAAATAACGGCACTGAGAAAAAAATTACTACACAAAACAATGTTGTGTTCGCAGGAACAACATCCGAAATCCTTAAAGCAATTCGCAATGAGAAAAATATTATAGACGTTGATCAAGATGAGTGAAGCTTCATATCATGGTAATCCAAATCTAAAATCAGTAGGATATCAACACAACTTTACAAAGGAAGAACTTGAAGAGTTTGTAAAGTGTCAAGATGATCCTATCTATTTTATAGAAAACTATTGCAAAATAGTAACACTTGATGCTGGTCTACAACCGTTTTCTTTGTATGAGTGTCAAAAAAGAAAGGTAGATTTCATCATGAATAATCGAAAGACTATTCTGATGGAAGGACGCCAGCAAGGCAAGACGGTAGTTGCCGCAGCATGTATACTACATTACACCGTTTTTAACGACGATAAAAATGTTGCTATCATGGCAAACAAGACCGCAGCTGCTCGTGAAGTTCTGAACAGATATCAAATCATGTATGAGAACCTACCCATCTGGATGCAACAGGGTGTCAAGACATGGAACAAAGGTGACGTTGATTTGGAGAATGGATCACGAGTATTCACTTCTGCTACAACTGCGTCTGGTATTCGTGGTAAATCAGTAAACTGGTTGTACATTGATGAGGCCGCGATTATTCCAAACAACATCGCGGATGAGTTTTTTGCTTCTGTGTATCCAACCATTTCTGCTGGTGAAACAACAAAGATTCTTTTGACATCTACCCCGTTGGGTTATAATCACTTCTGGAAATTCTGGAATGAATCAGAGAAGGGAACCAACGGTTTTGAAAACATGTTCATCCACTACACGGAGATACCCGGCCGAAATGAAGATTGGGCAGAAGAACAACTAAAACTTCTGGGTGAAGTAAAGTTTAATCAAGAAGTTTTGTGTGAGTTCTTGGGGTCAACGAATACGTTGATTAGTGGCAAAGCATTGTCAATTATGTCTTCCAAAGACCCAATCTACAGGAAGGATGGACTAGATATCTATGAAGAACCACAAGAGAATAAATACTATGTAATTACAGTTGACACCTCTAGGGGTATTGGTGGCGATTTTTCTGCGTTTGTTGTTATTGATATAACGGAAATGCCCTTTAAAGTTGTCGGAAAATATAGGGATAACAAAGTTTCGCCGTTATTGTTTCCCGATTATATATCAAAGGTGGCGAGTGATTTTAACAATGCTTATGTTCTGATAGAAAATAACGATATTGGACAACAGGTGGTTGATGTTTTACATCAAGAACTAGAGTATGAAAATATATTTTCCACAGTTCAAGAGAAAAATAAACAATATGTTTCTCCTGGCTTTGGAAAACAAACTACGTTAGGTGTTCGGACTTCTAAAGCAGTGAAAAGACAGGGATGTCTAGCTCTTAAAAGTCTAGTTGAAGAAACTAAATTTCTTATATGGGATGCTGATTGTATTAGTGAACTGTCAACTTTTGTTGAAAGAAGTGGGACGTTTGCTTCAGATGAGGGATATCACGATGATCTTGCAATGTGCATGGTTCTATTTGCATGGTTATCTACACAGATGTTCTTCAAGGACTTGACGGATGTTAATATCCGCGAGGGTTTGTACAATTCACAGACTAGAATGATACAAAATGATCTAACTCCCTTTGGTTTTATAGAAGATGGAAGTGAACCAGAGGCAGAAGTAATTGATGGTGACTACTGGATGTGGGCAGACGAGAGAAAAGATTTTTTATAAATAATTGTCAGGAACACTATTTTAGTCATAATAAAATCGAATTACGAAGGAGAACAACATGGCTTTCCAATTATCGCCTGGAGTTTTAGTCCAAGAGAAAGACCTTACTAATGTTGTACCAGCAGTAGCTACTACTGTTGGGGGCATTGTAGGTGATTTTCAATGGGGGCCGGTTCATGAGATTATATCGATTGATTCCGAAAATAACTTGGTTGACCGATTTGGTAAACCAACGCTCAGTGTATACAATGATTTCATGACCGCATCTAGTTTTTTGGCGTATGGTTCAAACTGTTTAACGGTAAGAGAAGTTGGCACCGCTGCAAAAAACGCTGTTGCATCTGGTACTGCGGTTCTCATCAAAAACGAGGATAACTACGATTCTAGTTATTCTGCTGGAGAAGGATCGCATGGCCCGTGGGCTGCAAAATACCCAGGCACTTTAGGTAACTCACTGAAGGTTGCCGTGGCAGATATCGGTTCTTCTACAGCAACTAGTATATCCGCTATTACACTTGATTCCACCGATTCTGCTGGTGATAGAACGTCAGGTGGATGTTCCGTTGCAATTGCTGCTCCTCCTGCTGGTGGCGTTCAGGCCACTGCAACTGTCACTGTAGCTGGTGGAAACATTACTGGTTTCACAATTACTAATCCAGGCTTTGGTTACACATCCGCTCCTGCTATCACCATCACTGCTGATGGTACGGGAACACCCACTGCGACTTCTACCTTGGCAACCAAGTGGGCTCATCTGGATGATTTTGATTCTACACCGCTTACTACTACATGGGCAGCTAATAACAGTGCTCTGTATGACGAAGTTCATGTCATCGTTATTGATGAGGACGGCGCAATCACTGGAACTGCTGGAACAGTCCTTGAAAAATTTGCTGGACTATCGAAGGCACCTGATGCCAAAGACGATGTAAACCAATCCAACTATTACAAAGATGTTATCAATCAACGGTCTAAGTGGATTTGGTGGTCAGATCACCCAACTGCATGGACTAATGCTGGAACTGCTACCTCAGCAACTTCTGGTGGAACAGAATACGGTGTTATGGTTGCTGGCGATTCACAACAGATTATGAGTCTGTCGGGTGGTGTAGATGGGTCTCCCGCTGCATCGGACGTTCAAGCAGGATATCTATTGTTTGCTAATGACGAATTGGTAGATGTATCTCTTATCATGGCATCTGCTCACAACACAACCACTGCTGATTACATCATCGATAATGTAACTGCTATCAGAAAAGACTGTCTGGTATTCATTTCACCTCAACGTGCAAGTGTAGTAAACAACGAGGGTAGTGAAGTAACTGATATTACTGGTTCATCTGACTTTGGCGCTTACACACGATCTTCCTTTGCTGTATTTGATAGTGGATGGAAGTACATGTATGACCGATATAATGATCGATACGTCTATGTTCCTCTGAATGGTGACGTTGCTGGTACATGTGTTGTAACGGATAATGCTGATGATCCTTGGTTCTCTCCTGCTGGTTTGAATCGTGGACAAATCAAAAACGCAATTAAACTCGCATGGTCTCCCAAGAAAGCTGACAGGGATACTCTTTATTCAAAGGGAATCAACCCCGTTGTACAGACTCCTGGCCAGGGTGTTATCCTGTTTGGTGATAAGACTATGCTTGATAAGCCGTCTGCATTTAATCGAATTAATGTTCGCAGACTCTTCATTGTTCTTGAGAAGGCAATTGCAACTGCTGCTAAATTCCAGTTGTTTGAATTCAATGACGCCTTTACACGAGCACAGTTTGTTGCACTAGTAGAACCTTTCTTGCGAGATGTTCAAGGTCGAAGGGGTGTTTATGACTTCCGAGTTGTCTGTGACGATACAAATAACACTTCCGCAGTAGTTGACGCAAATGAATTCCGTGCTGATATTTTTGTCAAACCTGCCAAGTCTATCAACTTCATTACGCTGACATTCGTTGCTACTAGAACTGGTATTTCGTTTGAAGAACTTGGTGCTTAAAAAGACAGATAAATAAAGTTAGGAGAAAAAGTCAATGAATATTGAAGAGTTTAAGGCAAGACTAGGCGCCGGTGGTGCAAGACCTAACCAATTTCGGGTGAAACTTGGTTTCCCCGCTTATGTGGTTGGTGCTGATCCATCTTACAGTCTGCTTGTAACAGGCGCCGCTCTCCCAGCATCGAATGTCAACCCTGCTATTATCCAATATCGTGGTAGGGAAGTCAAACTTGCAGGAGAAAGGATTTTCGATCCTTGGACAATCACAGTGGTCAACGATTCGGAGTTTAGTTTACGAGCACCTTTTGAAGAGTGGATGAACGGTATGAATGACCGAGAATCAAACGAAGGTGTTCTGACTCCGCGTGACTACATGACGGACATTGTTGTTGAACATTTAGATAGAAATGACAAAGTGCTCCCGAATGGAGTATACACTTTGCGTAACGCATTTCCTATCCAGATGTCAGAGATTGCATTGAATTATGCACAAAATGATATTTTTGAAGAATTTACGGTGACTTGGCAATACACTCATTATGACGTAGAGTAATCTACGGCGTGAAGGGATAAATTATGGAATTATTTGGATACAAGATCGAGCGTAGCCGCTCATCTAAGGGGGAGAAGTCTTTTGTTGCTCCCTATGATGAGGGTTCGCTCGAGTCGATAAAAGCTGGTGGTTATTACGGAACCTACTTTGATATAGAAGGAACCGCAAATAACGAAAGTCAGTTGATTAAAAGATACAGGGACATCTCCATGATGGGAGATGTTGACCAGGCCATTGAGGATATTGTAAATGATTCGATGGCAAATTTGGACGATGAAAAACCTGTAACTTTAAATCTTGACAAGGTAGAACAATCTGCTGCAGTCAAACGAGCTATCTTTAACGAGTTTGACAATGTTTTGACTCTGTTAGATTTTAACACTAGGGCTCAAGATTATTTTAGGCGTTGGTATATCGATGGGCGAATTTACTTTCATAAGGTAATCGACACCGAAAAACCAAAAGACGGATTGAAAGATATTCGATATGTTGACCCAAGGAAAATCCGAAAGGTCAGAGAAGTTAAAAAAGAAAAAGATAACAAGACACAAGCAAATCTTGTTAAAGATGTATTAGAATACTTTGTATACGACGAAAAAGGTATTGCTCTTCAAGGTGGACAACAGTATAAAACTGATGTTGTAAATGACAGGGCAATCAAGGTTAGTAAAGACGCGGTGTGTTATTGCACATCTGGTTTGGTTGACCAAGATAAAAATATACCGTTGTCGTATCTTCACAAGGCGATACGCCCTGCTAACCAATTGAGAATGATGGAGAACGCAG